CTGGGGGTCGGGTCCTCTCATTTCCGCAAGAAGAATATTGACGAAACACTGGATGTGTTGGTTCGATTCCATAAGTCATCAGCTAACCACTGATAAAGGTTGGTAACCTTTGTATTCTTATTTTGGAAGATTGTCAGAGTGGTCTATCGTATCTCTTTGCTAAAGAGATGGGTGTAACAGCCCCACAGGTTCGAATCCTGTATCTTCCGCAAAATAATTAAGGAATTCATTTAGAATAAATGGAATTATGAGGATTGTGGTCTAGGGGAGGTCTAATTATTTATATATAAAATATGTATAAATGTAAGAAGTGTGAATTTGAAACTGAAAACAAAAGTGAAATAGGAAATCATTATAAATATTCTCATAATGAAAATAATATTTTAAATTGTAAATCTTGTCAGAAAGAATTTAAGTCACAAGGTGGCCTTAAAAACCATGAGAATAATTGTAAAGGTGAAAAAGTTAAAGAAATTAAAATATGTCCTAAATGTAACTTTGAAATAAAAGCAAATTTTGACAAACATCTTAGCTATTGTGATGGAAGAGGTCCTAGGAGAAAACGATCCAAACCAGGGTTGGGATGGAGTAAAGGATTGAATAAGTTCACAGATGAAAGAATTGCTAAAATAAGTAAATCTTTAGAAAATAGAGTATATAAAGGTACTAAACACACTGAGGAAACAAAGAGACTTTTGAGTGAAATTATGAAAAAAAGATATGAAAGTGGTTGGGAATCAACTGCTGGTAGATGTAAAAAATTAGAATATGAAAGTCCAATAGCAGGTAAAATAAAAGTTGATGGAAATTGGGAATTTAGAGTCTCAGAATATTTAGACAAAATTGGTGTTATTTGGATGAGGAATAAAAAAAGATTTAAATACATCAATTCAATTAGTAATAGAACATCAACTTACTGTCCGGATTTTTATGTTTCCGACTGGAATTGTTATATAGAGGTTAAAGGGTTTAAAACCGAATTAGATGATATAAAATGGAAACAATTTAATGGGAATTTAGAAATTTGGGACAAACATAAACTAGATTCTTTAGGAATAGATACTAGATATAGAAAAATAAAAAATAAGTAGTGATATAACGAAAATTAAAAGTAGCTCCTGTTTAGACACTGCTTTTAAGATGTCCGATTCCATCTATCATTACCTAAAATATTCAGATAGTTTAAATCGGAAAAACAATCCTAAAACGAAAGGATTCTCTTTGAGTGATTTTAACTTGCTACTGGAGGCAGTCAAAGATATGGTTGTGTATTCAACTGACATAAGACCAAAGGGTGTGAGGTTCTGACCACATGGTTGCGGATGCACTGAGATACACTCAGGAAGCGCGTTCTCCAAGGTCAATTTATGAAATCTATGTGGGTTCGAGCCCCATTCTGAATACAAATGGTTCCATCGTCCAATTGGATAGGACATCGGTCTACGAAACCGAAAATGAAGGTTCGAATCCTTCTGGGGCTACAAATTTATTTAGAATAAACCGGGTCTTTGACCCAAATTTCCCAATTGCCATCTTCTGAGGCATTGAAATAAACCTCACTTCCAGATATAATTTCATTCTTATCTTCATCACCTATTTCATGAAAATAAGCAACATCAAAAGGATTATAAGTTATTTTAATCATCCCAGTATTATCATTATTGGTAGGAACTACAATACCAGAAACACCGGCAATTAATACTCTATCACCTCTTTGTTTAATTGTTTTAGAACCTGCTTCAGATGTTTGAAAATATATTGGAGATTTTAATCTAACCTCATTTGTGTATTTACCAGCTAATCCAGTTTTTCTACCACCTCTAGTTGTATCATAAACACCTATCATACCATTTTGAGCGTTATTCCTATGTGTTCTATTAGTGTGGAACCAAAGTCTTTGACCAACTAAATCATTAGTATCAACATATCCCTCAATATCTTTTCTACTATCATAATAAATTTCTTCAAAGAAATTTTTGAATGGTAAAATTTTTCTCATGTTTTATATATTAAATTTTTCCTTATATTATTGATAGGACTAAAAATTTAGAGAATATATTTTAATATATAAGAAAATATATTTTTTTAAAATGGCTCATAAACAAGTAAACCACAAAGACCAGAAGCTGTCTAAAGACATGAAAAAACAAAGTCACGTTTCTTCTAAAAAACCAAATAATTCAACTTTATCAAGTGAAGATCATTTGGCTGAAAAACCAAAGAAAGGATCTCACAGAGAACCAAATTCTAAAAATATTGATGGTGAAAAGTTTTTGGCAAAAGATCATAAATTAACACATATTAAAGAATTCAGCTCATTCAATGAAAATCAAAGTCTTCTTACAGATGATGAGAAAAAATGGTTAGAAAAAAATATTGGATTGGCAGATGAGTTTATCGTCTTTAGATCCACAGACACCGAAATGAGAGATTCTATTTTTTCTAAATTAGGAATAGGAACTAAAAATAATAATGATAACTGGGGAGCAGGTTCCGGATATTAAAAAAATAAATAAATAATATGAAACATATTAAAAAGTTTAATGAAAATACAGAATTTGAAAGAGTTCCGGTTAAGGTAAAGGATATAATTGAATACCTTCAAAGCTTAGATCCAGAAATGGAAGTTGGTTTAGATAAAGATGGTTGGGATTATTACCCTACTGGACTTGAAACTGTAAAAAATTCATATCTTTTCCATGTTTGGGATTACGAAGGTGATAAACATATGACAATTAATAATTAATTTTTGGAAATTTAAAAACTTTTTGTATATTTATACCCGGACAATCTCCGGGTATTTTGTTTTAACGTAATGAAGAAATTTATATCAATATTAGAAGTTCTTGTAATTATTACATTTGTGTTTTATACATTTTTAACAAATGATGAACCAACTGATAAGGTATTCTTTTTTCTTTTGGAATGTAGCGCTATTTCTATATGGCACCTTTATGATAAATATAAGAATTCTAGTAAATAATTACTCTGATACAACTCTAAAAGGCTCATCATCTACTAAATCCGGATTCATACTATCAATTGCTATTCTCTTTTTAGGTTGTTCAGAAGATCTTTGAAGTAAAACCGACACTATTACTTGATCAATTTGAGAATAGATATAATTAGGACTTTGTTTTTTAATTAACTTTAAAAAATCTTTATTAAATAAGGAGTTACTAATCATTGTTGAAGTCATCCAATAATCTTTATTATTATCAAACACTTTATAGTCTTCTAAAAGATATGAATGTATTACATATTCTATTTTAGACTTAGCATTTAATGTATCGTATTGTAGTATATCTGCAATATTTTTTAATTTATCTATGTTAGGAAAATATTTCAAACCGTTTCTTTTACTTTTAATCTATTATTAGATACATCAACATATTTAGCATCAATTTCACATCCGATCCATTTTCTATCTAGAAGTTTAGCGGCTAAGAGTGTTGAACCACTACCACAGAAAGGATCAAAAACAATCTCACCTGGATTTGATGATAAGGCAATCATATCTTTTAAACAATCAACATTTTTTTGATTTGGATGTAATCTATCATGATTGAATTCTGATGCTTTTGTCCAGTACCAATAATCTGGTAATCTATACAACCATTCTTTAGCATTATATCTTTTATCTTTAAGATAAGTTTCTGATGGTTTTAATATTTGTGTTTGATTGAATTTTCTACCTTCGGTTCTATTACCACGAGTTGCGAAGATAACATACTCAAATTGTTGTTGAAAGATTCTATCACCACCATTTCCTTTAATAGTTCTTGGAATACATAGAAGATTTCTAACTTTCCAATATTTTCTAATCTCAGCAACAAAATCAGAAGACATTTCAAAATCACAAAAACAATATAGGTGTGATCCTTTTTTAACCACTCTGGACAATTCTTCAAAAAAAGGAGATATCCAATCTTTATTATCATCATTTGCAATAACCTTGGTCTTTGTTCTATAAGAAGAATAATTAATAGTGTATGGTGGGTCAGTAATTGTCAAATCAATGGACTCATTTGGAAGAGTTTTCATGAAATCTATACAATCTAAATTGTGAATTTGGTTTGTCATAAGTTTTATATAGAATTAGATTATAAATGTTTATACTCATAGATATCAGGAATTCTTTTTTTAATTACTTGACACCAATTTTCTTCTTTTTCAATTAAAATATATTTCCTATTCGTATTTTTAGCTGCTAATCCAGTAGTTCCACTACCAGCAGTGTTGTCTAGAACTAAATCTCCTTCATTTGTATATGTTTTGATTAAATACTCACAAAGTGCTAATGGTTTTTGGGTTGGGTGGATTGTTCCATCTAATTTATTTTTCTGTTTATCTGATGAAAAAACCAAAACAGATCTTGGATATCTATCAGTATCACCACCTCCTGATATAACACGATTCATCTCTCCATATAGTTCAGTTTTATTCTGAACCTCTGGTCTTTTTGTATATGAGTGCATCGGTTTATGACCAGTAGTTTTTTGAGGATTATAGGTTGGTGGATTTTTATAAAAAACTAAGATATTCTCATGTGATTTCATAGGCATCTTCTTAGCGTTTAACCATCCAGTTGCTTGTGTTTTTTCCCAGATCCATTCATATTTCAACCACTCCAAATTTGAGCAACCTAAAACTTTATCAAATGGTGTTTGCGCAAATAATAAAATAGCTCCATTATCTTTAATTATTCTTTTATAATGTTCCCATAATAAATTCAAATCTAATTGAATATCCCATTTTGCTCTTGTCGTATTATAAGGCAAGTCACATAATATCAAATCTATTGATTTATCTTCAAATCTAGGAAAGATATTAAAGCAATCGTCCTGATAAAGTATATTTTCCATTTAAGACATCTGTACTTCACTAGAGAACATCATTATATCATCTCTATTTGTTCCAAAACTAATAATTGATACTGGTGTTTTTAATTCATTTTGAATTGATTCTACATAGTTTATGAAGTTATTATCAACAACTTCTTTACTTAATTTGCCCCAACCTTTGAATGAATGATATTCTCCATTGTAAAATTTAACTTCTTCTAATCCTGAAAGAATATCTGATTTAGTCATGATAATTTTATCAACTCCACATATCATACAAGAGTATTTAACTTGTTCTAAATCTAACCAACCACATCTTCTTTTTCTACCAGTGGTTGCTCCTACTTCATTCCCAGTTTTAGAAATATAATCTCCAACCTCATCAAATAGTTCAGTTGTGAATGGTCCATTACCAACTCTTGTTGAGTATCCTTTTATGACACCATAAACTGTCCCAATTCTTTTTGGAGCCACACCCAATCCAACACAAACACCAGATGTTGTGGTTAGTGATGATGTGACATATGGATAAGTTCCAAATTCAACATCAAGTCCTGCTGCTTGAGCTCCTTCAGCCAAAACTGATTTATCTTCATCTAAATATTGATTTATAAGAAATTCAGTTTGTTGAATTCGGTAGTTTTTCATAAACTGACACGCTTCAAAGAATTCTTTTAGTTCCGGCATCTGAAATGGTAATCCAATTTGTGAATTCAATTTCAAACCAAGTAAATTAAAATCAGGACTAAAAATATCTTTAACCCTTATCCCTTTACGTGACACTTTATCTGTATAGCAAGGACCGATTCCTTTTAAGGTAGATCCGATTTTATTTGATCCTAGTTGTGATTCATTAAAAGAATCCCAAGATTTATGTAGTGGTGTGATTATATGAGCCTTATCAGATATAATAAGTTTTGATTTAACATCAACACCTAAAGCTTCTAACATTTCTATTTCTTCTTTTAGTGCGCATGGATTTATAACTACGCCATTACCAATAATGTTAATACAATCATTTAAAATGCCAGATGGTATTAAATGTAAAACAATTTTCTCACCTGATTTGGTGTAGATGGTATGACCTGCATTATCACCACCAGAAAATCTGGCGATTACATCGTAATCTTTTGCTAGATAATCCACAATTTTACCTTTACCTTCATCTCCAAATTGAAGACCAAGAACTACATCGATTTTAGACATTATTATTGAGTAATTTTTTTACGTATTTTATAGATTTAAAATACAATAAGTTTATAAACTAAATGATTCTCCACATCCGCAAGTGCGTGTGGCTTGAGGGTTATTCCACTCAAATCCTTTACCGTTTAGACCATCTGAATAGTCCAATTCGGTTCCAATTAAATATAATAGAGATTTTTTATTCGTGACGACTTTTAAATCTAGATGTTCAAATACTTGATCATCGTCATTTGATTGATTTGTAAAGTCCATGTTGTATTTAAGACCAGAACAACCTCCACCAACTACTTCAACTTTTAAAAAATAAGTTGAGTCATAGTTTGATTCTTCTATAAGTTGTTTGACTTTCTGATATGCTTTTTCAGATAGTGTAATCATGATTACTTACTTAAAAGTTTAATTAAGTCTTCTGTGATTTTAGAAATCAGTTTTTTACCAGCGGCGATTTCAACATTTGGTATATTTTTAATAGCTGAAAATTCTTCTTTACCAACAATTTCAATTGATTCGATTAGTTTAATCATTTTTGGATTTTTAGAATATTCTTTTATGTAGAATGACTTTAATTCCATAACAAATTTAGACATATCAAATCCCTTCTTATTGTTATACTTAACCATTTGAAGCTCATTATCTTGTTTTTCAATAAGAATATACCAAATTGAATTCTTAGAGATCTTAACATTTTCTAAAAAGTTATAAGCTTTAGATGCCTTTGTCTTTTTTGGAAATTTAGCAACCTTACCATAGAAATTAACCTTATCGGACTCATTAGTTTCTGTTTCTCCGATTGGTTTATTCAAATCTACGTTTTGATCTTGTGGGATAATTCCTTTTCTTGAAGGCATTCTTTCGATTTTTTTTGATGTGTTTGGTAAGTTAGGATTACCTGGTATATCAGAATCTGTTTTTGGTTGAGCTGATAATTCAACCTCACTTAGATCCTCTTTTGCTTTAAGATCTGTAAATTTTTTAAATCCTGATATTTTATTTTTATCTGCCATGTAATTCTCTTATAATTTGTCTATTATATATTAATAGTATAAAATGGTTTTACTGATTTTGGTATATATTATCGGAACATCTTTGAAATTATTTACTATGTTTATAATGGTACTTATGAACCATATAATTTTTAAAATTTCTCATCACATTCATTTGGTCAAGAAACAATGAAACTAATGGTTGTAGGTTTAATAACCATGTGTTCATAAGATTATTCTCAAACATATATGGTGATAATGATTGTTTTAGTATAACTTTCTCATAATCGAGATAATCCTTAAAATCATCATGTCGGTGTTTCATAAATCTTAATTGTGGAAGTTGGTGTCTATCGTGTAACATATATTATTTATTATTTTATACAACATTATTTCTTAATTTTGAATCAACTACGCCTTTTTTGATAATGTTAATTGATTTAAGACCTGTTCCAGAGATTTCATCCGAGAGATAAATTCCATTTCTATCATACCACCCTCCACGAATTATCGGAATCTCACTAGGTTCAAATATTATATCACCAAGTACTGGATCTAGACCAATTAATTTAGTCGATGAATAATCTACATTCATTTTTATAGGTTCGATAGCTGAACCAGGTATTGCTATATCAGTATTTGGCATAGAAAGTGCGTTAGTTTTAAAGTTACTTGCAGCATTCATGGTATTTTGTTGTCTTATATTTTCTTCTCTGTGATAATCTTCATTTTTCCTAGATATAAATTGAACATCAACAGAATGTATGCCATTAATCATTGCTATCTCTTTAACTAAATCAGATTTTGGTATTCTATCTATACGACTGAAATTTAAAAAATACTCTGAAACCACATCAGTTACTTGACTTTGGATTGCATCATCATTTGAGTCTGAATATCTTATTACAAATACATTCATTATATAATACGATAATGATGGTGAGTCAATTCTATATTTTCTAGTAAGTTGTATGTTTCCATTAGTTCTTAGATATTTATCTATTTTAGATTTCTCATAATTATCTAGTTCAAAGGCTCTTATATTTACAGAGAAATAGTCGGAATTTTGATTTTTAAATAATTTTATATTAGGAGTAGCAACTATAAAAACCATATTATCATTTTCATATGCGTTAACGTGAGAAAAAACTCCTAATTTTTTTATTTCATAAGCATATTGTTGTGGAAGACCTAATACAAAATTATTAGATGCGATTGGTAAAATATTTCTAGTAAAAACATAACTTTCACCATCCGCTCCAAAATTTATATCATTATAGATAGCAGTATCGAAAATTTTACTCGCATCAATTGAGTTACCATATCCATCAGTTGCGTCATCGACATACTTCCAATCATTAAAAGTTCTTCTAAATATGTTTCCATCATCACCATCTGTTAAAATGTATGTAACTGTAATTACTGCCCCTATTTGTGGTATCGCTCCAAAATTTCCATTTCCAAATATTATGTCAATACCCCCATCGAATCCAGTTCTAACAACACAACCTTCTTCATTTGGTGCTAGTTCGTATAAATGTTTTTTGATTGACCAAAAGTTACCATTTACTAAAACCTCTGTGTTAAAATTTTCAATATCTTGGACACCGGACCGTGTTACTTGATAAGTTTGATTTATGGATCCGCTTCCGGTGAAGTTTGTAGTTTCGTATTTTCCTTGAATTATTGGTAGATATATTCTAGTTGATGGATTTATTAGATAAGTTATCTTTTCTTGTCCTAGATAGAGCGAATACTCTAATGAATTAGTTTTATTTTTTAACAAAACTCTATTACTAAATGTAACTCTACCACCTTTAAGTTCTTTTTCAAGATCGATTCCTGACTTTACGGTCAATTTTAGATTACCAGTTGCTGAAATTCCTCTTCCCGGTATATGACCAGCGAGTAGAGCAGCATTTTGAATTACTGTACGATTATTAGAGTTTGGATCACTTAAATCAAATTGATTTATTGAATTTTTCAAATATAAAAAAGACAATTGGTGTAAATTCTGAACTACATTAAGAATTTGCCCATACGGTGATGCAGGTGAAAATAATATACTTGCTTTATTATGTTCTACTTGTAAAAATCTCTCTATTTGAGTTTTTATATTTTGGAAGGTAATTTCAGTAAAAGTAGCCATCTATAAATTAATTTTTTAAATAGTCCTTATCAAATCTATCATTTGATAGAATATCTTCTATAATTTTGGATATTGAATCAGCATCACTATTTCGAGTTACTAAATTTGAGTTTTCATTTATTGGATTTGATAAATAGTAAAATTCGAAATTATTAACGTTATCAATATTTTTGAATGGAATTATCATTTTAACCTCTTTTGATTCTTTAATACTAATTTCAAAGTATTTTCCAAACTTTAGTGATGATTTTTCAGATATTTCAACATTTACAAATGATTCATTTAAAACAGAATGAATTCTATTAATGTTATAACGGATGTCCATAAAATAATATTATTTTTGTTATATATTAATTTCATATATCTACTCACTAATATATACATAGTAAAAATATTTAAGATATGACTTAGGACCGCTAAGTTATGGACTCGGTGGGATCGCTATCCCCACAGGTGTCACAAAGTTAAATCCCTAGATGTAGTGAATCTAGGGATTCTTTGTTTTTTAATCTTTCATAAATAATAAAGAATTTTAAATTAATATATATTCTGTATGGAGAAAGAAATTATTGAAATGATGCAAAATAAAGGGTGGGTTGGAGCTTTAATAGGCTTTATTCTTATAACTATGATAAGTATTTTTAAGTCAAAGTATTTTGTAGAAATTTGGTCAAAAATAACAGATAAGTTTATTGAATTTTTCCTAAAAAAGAAAGTGAAGGAATCACCTTCTAAAGAAATTGTCGAATCTGATATTATAAATCACGATATTTTTAACTACATAGACTTTTGGACATATTCCAGAGTACCAACATTTCAATTTTCCACTGAATATAGAACATTTGTTTTTAAGAGGTACCTAGCAACATTTTTAAAATGTTATAAAAGAGACTTAAATGAGTTCGTTCAAAGTAAAACATATCAAAGTATGGATCAATCTCAGCTTTGGAAAAGTCTATTGGATTTAATCAATAAGATAGTATATGATTATGAGAGAGAGTGTGAGGAAATGGGTATTCCTAAAATTATCATTATGAAAATGAAAGCGAAAAATAATGATACAATTACACTAACAATCGATTTAATCGAGAGTATATCTAATTCACAATTTTATGAGAGTGATAAAAACTTTTTGAAGATGTATTCAATATTGAATATTATACTTTCTGTTTTAGAAAATTTAATTTCAAGTTCTGAGAATGTTTGTAACTCTATAAATGGTCAATTAAAAGGATTATCTATAATAGATGGTAATAAAAAGATAACTGAACCTTAATTCATTAGACTTATAATTGATTCAACGTCAAATTCGGGATCAGTTATTTTTAAATCATAATCTTTAAATCCTAGAAAGTCTATATCATCGGCATCTAGTCTTCTCATCACTGAATCGTTATTATCATTTCTTTTAATAATTCTTTTTTCCCTAATACTTCTATCTATATCCAGATAAACAACAAAACATCCTTTTCTAGTTATTTCATCTATCTGTGATATTTCACCAGGAGTCATTATAAAAGCTTGTGAGTTATTAAAATCTTCTTTTAAGATTCCATATTTCCAAAGTTCTTTCTTATCATTATAGAAGTCCTGACTGACTATTAGATCTAAATTATTAAAATCTTCTAATTTCTTAAAATGATAATTAACACCATCTATTTCATTTTGTCTTTGGGGCCTTGATGTGACTTTAATAGATATTTTTAATCCTTGTTTATCTAGTTCTCTTAGTAGGTAATCTTTACCTGACCCACTAGATCCAACAATAATTAATTTTTCCTGTTTGTCTAAAACAGACATTGTACCGCAAAATCCTATTTTCATAAATTAATATTTAAGGCATATATAAAAAAATCCAATAAAAAATATAAATAAGGCAAAAAATATAGCTAATGTTTTCCAAAATTTTCTCCAAAATTTACTTTTTATATTTTTATTAATAGAAGCTTCAATTTCATCATAAATTAAAACTACTGCAGCTAAAGTTAAAAAAACATAAATTAGAAAAATCATAGTGGGTTTAAGGGTTAGTTAAATTTGCACCTATTTAAATTTTATTTACATGATATATTAAATAAATGATAAAATGTTTATTAAGAGAAGTACAAGTTAGATTCAGATTGCCTACGTTTAGTTAATCCTTTTAATACTCTACCTCCACCTTTATTCCATTTAAGGAATTCATTTAAAATACTTGGATCTGACGGATTTAAATTTACTTTTTTAAGTAAAGTAGATGATTTTAGATTATTTGGTCCTAGATTGTAGCAAAATGATACTAAAGCATCAAACTGATTTTGATTTACATCATCTCTACAATAAGAATCCACATATTTTTCAAATGTTTTCAAATCGTGCATTAGATATTCAACTCCTTGTTGTTCAGTTATTGATACATCTTTTAATGTCACTTTATTTCCATTCGGATATCTAGTTGTTCCATATCCAATTGTAGGTACAGAAGCTGGACACATGTATGGTTTAGAATAGAATCCTTCAAATGATTTAATTAAATCTATTCCCCCTTTACCAGTAGTTGTTATTTTACTCATAATTGATTAGTTAATTTTATTCTTTAACCTTGGTTACTTTTGTTGTGATATCTTTTTTATCAAAGTCATTAAAGTTCATTATTTTACCAGAAGACTTACCTTTATTTGACATAATATCTTTAAGTGATTTTATATTTAAAGGTTTTTGTCTAGATTTTTTACCGGTTTGTGATTTATGATTCTTTCCCATAACTGGTAATTTTTGAAACATTCTATTTGCACCACTAGGATTATAAGGTATAGATATATCACCTGATCCTTCTGTTCCACCACCAGATGCCCAAGCAACACCATTAAGAGTTCCCGGAAATGCGGATGGTTGTGAAGATACAACACCACCCATACCAGCAGTTGTGGCATTACTCAATGAAACTCCACCACCACCGTATCCAACTGCGGCTGCTCCTACTGATCCGGCTGGACCACCAGTAGCTGAAGTGTCTTCAAGAACTCTCTCCTTTTCTGAAATAATATTTTCAACATATTCGATAGTTTCATCTTTGTAGTCAGACGATTTAATCCTTTCAAGAATTCTATAAAGTTCGTAAAGTGACATTTTTTCCATTGAGTAAAATCTATTTCATTATATATTAAAACAATAATACACTATTTTAATATGAATATAGATGTCTAGACTAAAGTCCCTTGAATTTCAAAGGTTAATTAAAGAACTACAATTTATTGAATCTGATTACCTATATCAATCTGAGATAATTAGAGAGTCTAATAATGTTTTTTTAGAATCTGTTGAAACTATATTGGATAGATATCCAGAGCTGAGAAGTATTTATAAAGATAAAAATACTATTAAATTTAATAGTATATCTAATCAATCAAGTATTAATGATATTGAAGTCGAATCTGAGCCACTGGGTAAGCCAACAATTGATTCAGATGTTAAGAAGATATATCGAAAAATTGTAAAATCGACTCATCCAGATAAAATTAAGAATCCTAAACTAAATGAGTTATATTTAGAAGCGACTAGTGCTTATGAAATAAATGATTTAGTGACTTTATATAAAGTTTCATCAGAGTTAATGATTGAATTTGAATGGAGTGAATCTATTCTAGAACAGGTAAAAGATAAAATTATAAATTATAAATCACAAATTTCATTTTTAGAATCCACTTATACCTTTAAGTGGTTGAAATCTAGTAGCGAAGACGATAAACTAAAAATTATTCTAAATTTTATTGAGAATAAATTAAATAATATTTAAGGTAATTTTACTTTCATCTAGAATTTTTTGCAATTCTTCTTTTCTTAGAATTCTAGTATAGACATCATTCTCTTTATCTATGTTTTGTAACTCCCAATCGTTACCATTTGAAGTGGAATAGATATAATTTTCCGAACCATCCACAATTTCAATAGTTTTACTCGTTAATTTATCATAGAATTTTTTAACATCATCTTTTACTTTAAATAGTTTAGTTTCATCCCATTTTTTTAGAGTATCATTCCAACTTTGAAAAGCTAAATATTCCGGATTTTCTAATTCATTAGCATTGAAGTCATATATAAACATAAATTTACACGGCTTATTCAAAAATGTTTGATAGTCTGTTGTATTTTGTAGAGGTGACTTTTTTAATCCGATTGATGATAATGAATTTAAAAATTCTACTAAATCAGATAAAGTATCCAAATCTAATTTACTTTTTAAATCATTTGATAACTTTAATGTATCGAATATATCAACTGGCTCAGCTGAGATTGATTTTAATAAAATATCTTGCCAGATATTCAAAGATTCCATTATATCTATTGAATTGAATGTCAAGTCAATTTGAAGTGATTCTTTAAATTGTTTAAATTGTTTAATCCATTTCATAATAGTATATATTAAGATTATTAAATGAATTAAAATCTTACTTGTTTGAGAAACTTTACAAATTTCGGTGTTGGAAGTGCATCTGCCTTTTCAGTAGTGACCGAACAGTGACTATAAATCCCAGGTTTATCAGCTTGATATGTGGTTCCACTTTTCGGAAACATCAGGTCAAATTTATCCTGTGTTAATCCATTCCATGCAGGTATGGTTGGAAAATCTTGTCTGAGTTTTTTAAGAAGGCTAGAGAGTGATCTTAATTGTGCGTCCGATACTTCCTGACTAAATTTTATATTTCCTCTATAAGTAGCTTTCCTCTCATTGAAATCAACTAATTCTGCATGATTCTCAGCTAATTTATATAAGTCATTTTTGATTCTCAACTTGTTAACCTTCTCATCAGCAGATGCTAGAGTATTTTTAGAATGGTATGTGGTTCCCAAACTAGCGAGTGATATACCGATAGTATTTGAATTAGCTCCTTTCGCATGAAAAGCCACATTCTTAGGATCCACCAAATTCTCTATATGACCATCAACTGCTATTATAAAGTGGTAGGTAAGTCCGCTTCCTCCTGCTCTCGATTGGAGAAAATCTACAGTGGCTTTATTCTTATCGGTTATTTGCCAACCTGCAGTGTAGTGTATTACTATCTGTGTAGGTTGTCGATTAGCCGATCTGAAAGAGCTTCCCTTTATTGTGAATCCACTTGGTGATGATTTGCCAGATGGTGCGGTAGGAGGCACCTCAGCAGGTGCCATATTTGAGAATTCACCAATATTAGTAGGTGGTGTATTATCACTTACAGGAACAGTTGGTGTATAGTCACGCTTGACTATGGTAAGTTCGCCTAAATCGAATGTATTTTGTGTCGGTACTAGAATATTCTGTTTTTCCACATTGAAAATAATACTGTTATAAAGTTTTCCAGGTGGTGGAGGTGCAGGTGCCGGTTCAGTAGGAGGAGTAGGTGTTACGACCTGACTAGCTACAGGTTGTACTGTGGGTGTTACCGTATTGGATGGTGTTGTTCCAGTTACTGTTCCCGTTGCTGCAGTTGGTTGAACGAAGTTAGGACCAGCTTCAATAAATGCATCATATAAAACTTTTAATGGACTATGATATGGATCATCAAGTTCGATTTCAAACAAAATCAATTCTTCAAAATCATCTACTGTTTTAATATCTGAAACCTTTATATTATTAGTAGTCAAAAAACTCAATGCAGAACTCATAAAATTATCAAACCATTTTTGACCTCCTAAATTCTTTTGTCTGTTTAAATCATAAATTAAATAATTAGCTCTATAGTTTTTCTTTAATTTATTATAAACTTCTTTAATTGTATCGGTAGATTCACTGCCCGTTAATACACTAATCACATTAATATAATCAGGATTCGGAGTATTAATTCCTAAAATTCCTGGAGGAAGCCTGTAAGAACCACTCAAATCAGATTGAGCGATAACACCTTCTACACTTGGAAAAATATATCTAAGTAATAGACCGACGGTTTCTTGACCACTCCCAACTGGCCAACCTGAGGTATTTGTATCAGTTATTGTATAAGTTTGAGCTTGAGCAGCTTGATATATGGCCTTATTGTTAGTTTCGGTGTCTAATTTAGCTTGTAAAGCTGATGAATAAGCATCTACAAAATCTTGTATTTTTGACATTACATAATATTAATTTTATCTATTATAAGGATCAATTTTTATTAGTTCCATATATCTATTATTTTATTGTATTTCTTGTATCCACCGAAGCTGTAATTTCTTTACCATCAGTAGATACTGCCTCAACTGTCATTTTATATTCGAGTCCTTTAGCATCTTTAACTGTATAAATTTCTCCTACTTTATAGACACTATTAGGGAGAATGTTTTCATCAGTATTTGGTGAAGTTTTAAAGTTACTTTGATCTTGATTTCTATTTATTGGCTGACTATCTTGCTCTTCTTTTGTCAAACTCAATTCTCTTTTCAAACAGGTTAATACTTGTCTAAATGAACCTTGACTGAGACTAAATTCAATTCCAGAAATTAACCAATCTCCAGTCAATCTAGTTGATATTAGACCATCATCTGGAGTTTGTTTCGGGTTCATAATATGAACCTTAACTTTTCGATATGGATATAGGTTTAAGTTACAGTTTGGTAAATACATTAATGCATTTAATTTCGCAAAATCTGTAAGATTTCTCTGATTATTAACTGCTGTGTATGATGAATTAGCATGTGCATTTCCACTACCATCTGTGTTAGCATCCAATTTACCACCGTACGTACTTTTAGTATTTTCTTTGAAGAATTCATCATCACCGGAGCTCGCTTTTAATATCAATGATTTACTCGGATCACCACTTTGTGAATCAACTGTGAAGTATAGAATTTCTTTTTTTTGTGTATCCAAATACTTAACATCATTTCTGTAAGCCTTTTTCAAGGATATTGTGGTAGAGTTATTTGTAACTTTATATTTATCAATATATCCTGAACTAAGACTTAGATTACGTTCATTTGTCAAGACTAAGGATTCAATCTTGTCATCACTTTTTTTATCACCACCTGTTATTGAATCAAATCCAACACAAGATACTCCAACATCACCGTTTACATCTCTTTCAAACTCTCTTGATACATCAACAAAACAAAGATTATAGTAATAATCAACATAACAAACTTGAAATGACGTATCTGAAATATATGAGTACTGTGTTATATTATTCATAAAGTCTCTTTGAGTTTTACCAATATTTATCCAGTTTTGCTTATCATTCGTGTTAGTAATGTTTGTGCAGAATCCAAGTCCTAATTCCCTTGCTAAGTCTTGAAGAGCTTCAAGTGAAGTTTTACCCGCAAAATTTGTATATTTTCTCATATACATCCTTGGTATATCTATTATAGCTGACACTCTATATTTTCCGGGTGATATCTCCGCAAATTCAAGAACTTTGAAATCCATTCTAAGTGATGCTAAAATTTTACTTTTTGAATTTATGAAAATAGATATCTTTGTATCATCACCAGGAATACCAGTTTTCTTAAAAATACCATATGTATCTGAGATAACACACTCTATTTTTGGTAACATACCTTCATGATATAATCTGAATGAACTGATATCAGTTGCTTTTATATCAATACCATTATAAAAAATTAATGGAGTATAACCAATGGTTGAGGCTATTATTTTTTTATTCTGTAAACTCTCAGCTTTCATATCTAATTCTATATCTATTGGTCTTATGGTTGGTTTAAATAACCTTTTGATTTGAGTTATAGGTCCTGTTGGTTGTTTAGGAGTCACATCCTCTGTATCTCCGGATTTCTTATCTTGAGCGATCGGATCTGTAGTTTGAGAATTACCACCGCCAGCTCCTGTTCCAGATCCTCCAGTAGTTGGTGTAGTTGGTGCAAAATTTGATTGACTGGGTATTGATGTATTCGGTGTTCTCGGCCATCCGAAAAATTCAGCCGCAATTAGAGTATCTCTTTTAATTAAATCCTTAGAATCTTGCTGATTTGATCCAGTACCGTCTTGAAGACCATCTGCAAATTTCCACTTCCATTCCAAAGACGAGTCTATCAATTCTTCTACAGTTGCATTTGGATTATTTGTATAGAAATTAGAAAGATCCTTTCCTGCTGCATTATAGAACAAAGGACCATTGAATCTTAATCTTAAAAAGAGATATATCAATCTGCCATCACTGTTTATGATCCTTTTCAATTCTTGCCCACGACTCTCACCATCAAAAGCTGAATTTAAAGCTTTATCATACATCGTCTTCACATGTGCTCTAGAGAGAGATTTCATTTTTTCCTTCAAGACCGGATCTGATGGCTCCGCACCATGTCTTTGATACTTAAGTTTGGCTTTGTTTCTGTATATAAAGTTTAAGTAATTTTCGTTAGGATTGGCCATACCTAATTTGGCTGGCCAGTTTCTAGATACGAATGTTCTGTTATAAACTTTATAAGCACCAAGTCCGCTCCACGTATCGACAAGTGCCCAAAACTCCTTTCCAGCAGTACTATTAGCCTCTGTCTGACCCGCTGCTCTATCTTCACCATACATTGTTTCACCACTACCTGATGATACAGTATTCTTTCCGTTTTTAATGTACACCTCCTCATACCAATGTACCGGATGTGAATATCCACCCTCTACTTTACCCTTTATCAAGGCGAGAACTTCATCATAGGTCGAATTAGCTTTTACCGTGCCGTACCTTGCTTGACTAGCATATCTAGTATTGAGGATACTTTCTCTTAGAGTACTATTTAGTTGTGGTGTAGTTCTTGGCATATCTTTTCAATTTACATATTTATTCGAACAATCCATTTCCTAATTTGATAACGGATCCTTTTATTAAAACCTGTTCAGCTGGTCTTTCAAGAACATTTGGAGGTAAAGAGAAGTTATTTTCAACATAGTCTTGGCGACTTTTATCTTGTTGAGTACCTCTATTAGATTTAGCAATTACTTGTTGTACAGTTTGTGTTGTTGGTTTTACTCTGAATCCTTCAATCTCAGTCTCATCCACATAAATCATTCTATCACCTATTTTAATATTTAAAGGATTTAAAATTCTATTTAAATTACACAAAAAATCTACATATTTAGTATCATTATATATTGATTGGGAGACTAAATCCATTCGCATTTCCTCGCCTCTCTGAACTGTATATACTTTGAAGTTAGCCGTATTATCTTTTTCGAAGAAAATTTCAAAAAGATCATAAAAATTACCACTACCATCATTCTTTACTAAATTATCTATATCATATAATTCCATTTTCATTATTAAATTTTTTTCAGTCCATTATTTACTAAACTAATATTCCTGAGTCCTATCTCACCACTAGTGTTAAATAGCCGTTACTGGGTATTGAACCCATCAGGAATAGGTGTGAGTCCTTTATTTGCTAAGGCCTTAAGAAATTCTGGTTCGATTTTTTGCCTACCAAATTCCATAGCTTCTGATATAGAATTAAATGGTGCTGACTCTGCCTGTCCTCCTGTCCTCTTGTCCCTTGATCCTGTTACCTCAGTATATACAGTATCTGCAAGATCCCATTTTACTGTAAAAGTACCTGGAGTAGTACCATTAAAAACATTATACGCAATTCTAATACCCTGTTGGTTTCTTTGACCACCAGCATGTGATGATTTACCAGGTACCCATGGCTGTGGTGGTTCTTCAACCGGTTTGGTTATTCCATTCAATCTATCCTCCTCAGCTTCTTCTTTTTTCGTTTTTGCAACACGTTCTGCGAATGCACTGTCAACAGGAGAGGCTCCTTGTACTCCTTGTGCACCTGCTTGTGCACCGCCTTGTACACCAGCAGGTGCACCTCCTTGTACTCCTTGTGCAACTCCTTGTGCACCTGCTTGTATAGGTGACTGAATAGGATTTGAGTAAGGATCTGGATTAATTTGAGCAGCATTAGTTGAAACCGAACCAACAGCATTAACTGAATCGACTTTTGATTGTGCGTTAACCTCGTAAGGTTGTAATCCATCTGATATATCTTTACCATCATTAATGGGAGCTCCACTATCTTGATTTGTATTTTCTTCAATTACTCCTTCGTCATTATAGAAAGATGGTGCAGATTTACTTTGTATTCTTACATCACCTGTTGTTAGTTTTCTAAATATCTCACCGATTCCATAATTTCTACCACTAGTCAGTGTGAATTCAATATCTATAGTTGATGGTAGATCATTGAATGCCAAAGTAGGACCGAGTGTCAATTTGACACCAGAAGTATATAAATCTCCACAGGAAAATATAGGTTTCAATGGATTACCAATTGTAACATGCCAAGGTGTTGATGGTTGTCCTGTAAGGGCACTTACTATTCCCAATAGGACGTGTTTGTATTTATTACCTATCTGACTAGTTCCAATTTGTAATAAATTCTTCAAGCTACTGGTCACCTTATTCGCCAGGGTATCTTGGCCTTTGTTCGTCGCGTCCACTGCTGCATTTTCTTTCTTAGTTTGTTCAGCTTTTCTTGCATCTCTAGCAACTTGCTTCTCAGTTTCTGTTTTGTTTGCAATGGTCTTTTCAAAATTATCATCATCTTCCGACGTGCTCTTCTTTATCTTTGCTTCGTCAAAAAACTTTTTAATCAATTTACTCACATCATCTATAATTTTGGTTATTGATTTAACAAGTCCAGCAAGTATATCTTGGATAAATTTAACGGGGTTATTCAAAATATCTAAAAATTTCTTTACAACATTCGCTGCATTACCACCAGCATAAAAAGTTCCGTCTTCACCACCGAAGTGTAGTATAGTTCTAAGTAAATCAAAATAGACATGAGTTGGATCTTGACCCATTATAAATTTCTGTTCCCAAGAACATTTCACTGAAACAGTAATCTTACCAATAAGACCTGATCCTGTTTGATCGTCTGTAATCAATTTTCTCTGTTTAGCCTCTTTAATTAGATTTGGAGCTCCAGACACGGTATTTGGATTTACAGTTCCGTCACCGAAAATATTATTGATAATACCCTTAGTAAATGGTTCAAAAATACCAGGTAAGGGTAGAAAGTTAAATCCTTTAGTAGCAACATCTCCAAGTTGGATACCGACTTTATCCAAACCTACATCTTTACCCATATTGTTTAGGACATTTTTAAAACTACCCTCAGCATCATCAAAGTTAACTCCAAAATCAATTGAAACTGGAAGTGATGCCTCATCGAACCAACTTATTACTGTAGATACGGCTGGAGATTTAACTAAATTCAAATCATCACCAACTGGACCACCAAATTTTCTACATATAATTAATCTATTGTTTGGATACACTCCAAAGTCTCTACAATATGCAAAGTCAGCATATTTTAATTTCATTGCTGGCGATTTGTCACTTAGTTGTTTTATAATATTAGTAGTAGTTAAATCGTATCCTTCATCTTCGTGTAATTTTGGATCGTAATTAACTGGGATCTGGTATTCATTATCACCTTCGGTTCTAATAATCTTATGTGAAGATGAAAATAATGACTCTTGTGATTTCGTTGATTGTACACCTGTTTCTGGATCTTTGGCGAATACTGCCTCACCAGCCTTAGTGTATTTAAAATTCTTTAAATCTGAAATATATTCAGGAACAATTCCGAATGGTGATGCTGTATATCTACTCATTATAGAAATTTATTTATTTTATATATTTAATTATTAGTAATCTCTTATTATCTGAGAATTACTAAATTTACTTAAATTTACAAAAAGATCATCTATAATTTCTTGGTTTTTCCTAAATTCGTTATAAAAGACTAGAACGTTAAAACTATTGCTTCCGAGTATCTTTTTTAAATTTAATAATTTTTCAATAGAAAATTCGGATTCAAAGTCCGGAATATAATAAATGTCTTTTTTTCTTTCTATTGCTTGCTGTATTTTATTGAATATAAGTATTTTTAAATACGTTTTATCAATATTGAAGTTAGCTTCTTCTTCTTCAATAATTTTTCTAATATCAATTATGTATTTGTTCTTTATCTTATTTACCTTGATAAACTTATCAAACTTCTTCCTAGTTCGAACATAGACACAAAAAAAATTCATCTTATTAATGTCTATATCCATAAACAAATATTAATTTTAAATTCATATTTGTTATATATATTATCACATATTGCTTCATAATAAATTTATATTGCAATATGCAAGTATTTTTGATGTGTTGATTTATTATTAACACATAAATTTTAATATATACAAAATGAGAAAATATTCAGAGAAATTTATACATGAGTATGGTAGTTTGAAACAAGCCAAAGTGGGATTTGAGTTCGAGTTCTATATGAAGGATCTATCATTTTATAAAACTCTTGAGATGTTAAATAAGGAATTATCACCTGTTAGAGTTCATGGGTTTAGACATTACCATTCAGACTTTGTACCAGATGATAAAAATTTCAAAATTGAGCCAGACTTATCCGGTGGTTCAAACATGGTTGAGTTGGTAACTGGACCTATGGAGTACAATGATGCTAAGTTTTTCTTAGTTAAGATTTCAAAATTTATTGAAAACTATGGATATACAAATGAGAAATCTTCAATACATTTTAATTTATCATTTTTTGGTGATAAAAATTTAAATGATCTTAATGTTTTAAAATTAATACTAAACACAAATGAAGAAGAAATTTATTCATTTTATCCTTCAAGAAAGGGAAATATATATGCTAAATCAGTCAAAAGTATAATACCATTCAAAGGATATGACTTCTTTAATATTCCAATCGACTCAATAAGAAATTCTTTACATCTACCAGAAGATAAGTACTACGGTATTAACTTTTTAAATATCAATAATAATAAAGAAACTCAAAGAATTGAATATCGATATATTGGTGGTCAAGACTATGAGAAATCTATTGGAAATTTAGTTTATTTCCTCGATAGATTTATTCTAGACTCCTATAATGCAATTGATGCATCATTTAATGAAAATGATTGTAGTAGTCTAGAGAAATATTTAGAATCTAATATTGATAAATTTAAATCCTTTTCTAAATATGACAATTTTATTGTTCAATATCCAACTATACAGCTGCAGATAGATCAAAGTAATATGTATGAACTTGTTAGTTCTTATTTCACTTCTATCTATGATAAACTTTGGGACCTAATCGAATCATCTGACGATTTAAAAGATTGTATTTTGAATTATGTCACCTTGACTCAAAAGTTAGAGATAATTGATGCTCAAGTTAAATCTACAATGACGATAAAAAATATCGAATTTGTTAATTGTACTATATTGGATGGTATTTTTGAAAATTGTAATTTTTATGGATGTGAAATTTCTAAGGCACAAATTTCTAAATCAAAAATAGAAGCCTCAGATGTTAATTCATCAAAAATTCTAAGCTGTAGAGTAGAAACTACATCACTAGTTGATTGTTATTTTATGAGTGGGTTCTTAAATGGAGATATGTCTGGTGGTGTATTTAGAAGTGGAAAATTAGGACCTTATGCAACAATTTCTTCTGAAACTAAAATTGTAGATAACCAAGATAACTTCTTTGATACAAAATTTGATACAGAAAACAAAGGTGATAAAAAAGGAATTATAGACACATATAAAAAATGAACTACTTAAAATATTTTGAAGGTAGGGAAGAAGTTTGGAATGTTAATAGAGATGACATTAAAGAAACATTTAGCGATTTCATTGATGATTTTCAAATAATAGTAACATTTGGTAAGAAATTGCATCAATTTAATATACTTGATACTAAAGTTACTAATCAAGATATAAAGTTAGGATTCAAACCATACATACAAGTTAGATTAACATCACTAGATAAAACAAGTCCTTATAAATTAAGTCAATATATTAACTCGGATGATTTTTTAGAAAGACAATCTGAACTAGTATCTAGACTAGACTATTATGATTTAGAATTGGTTAAGGTACATGTTGAGGTTAATTCAATAATATTTTTAATATATACAAAAAATAGTAAATTATATGCAGAATTATAATTCATTCATAAACGAAGAAGTAGGTATAAGAAATATCAAGAAAATAATTGGCGATATGAGAACCGCTGAGATATACTTTCACAAAGATCTTGATGGTGTTACTTCAGCACTTGCGATGAAATATTTCCTTGAAACTTATTATCAAGTAAAAACTGTTGATGCTCACCAAATACAATATGGTGGAATGGAATTTGCTATTAAGAATCATAAAGAAGGAAATTTATGCGTACTAGTTGATTTTGCTCACGGAAAACCAATGTTTAAAATACAATCTGATCATCATGATAAGCAAGTAGGTGCAGGTGATACACAAGGAACTTATTTCAAACCAGCTCGTTCAAACGTTGAGATAATCTCCGGTGAGATTTCTTACTCGGATATATTTACACCAGGTGATGTTGAACTAATTAGAACTGTTGATTCTGCTAATTTCCTTACATATAATATAACACCAGATGACATTCAGAATTCCATATTTCAATTTAAGAGAGGACTATCTGGTGAGAAGAATAGATTTATGATGGGATTTGTAGTCAATAGATTATTATTAGCTTATAAGAATAAGAGAATTACTGTTAAAAGTATGGATGGTAAAAGAGACCATATTAATAGAAACATTCTTGAGTGTATGGTTTTAGATTGTAATCCATCATTATATTCAATGTTTAATAATATTAGACATTATATTAATAATGCTCGTGTATCTGATAGGGCTGGTGTTTTAGCTAAACCTGAAGTTCTTATGCAAAATCTTACTAATTATATTGAGAGAATGAAGAATTATAGATTCATTGAAGATCCAGATACGGGAGATGTTAGTGAATTTGATCCTAATAGTAGTAAGCATAAATTCCTTTCATCTGTAAAAGGTGCTAAGGTTGGTAAAGGTGTTCATTATGATGATAAACACAAAATTATTATACAATATGGTGGTGGTAATATGATTCAACCTGGTTCATATGATAGATATGTTCCATTTAAAAACTTTCCAGATTCTAATTTTATTTGTATAATATGGGCAATGGGTCTTATACAAGTAAGTTGTAATCCATTTAAAGAAAAGATGCTGAAAGACATTAATTTAGGTGAGATTGCTAAAGAAGTTATTGCTAAACATCAACCAATCTTAACAAAGATTCTTGTTTCTTTAGATTGTATAAAGAAGGAGTTTGAAACATCTCAAGACTGGAAAAAGATGCAAAAAGAAGAAGGTCCAGATTATGTGGGTGTTGGATTTAAATACTCAGATCTTGAGGCATTTTATAATGACTGTGTTTATAAGAGTGGAGAGATAGTTGATATAAGTAATTCAGATGTTAAAGATGCTATGAACACTATTTATGATAATTTGAGTGCCGATCAATTATCCATACTTAAAGAATATAAAGTTCCAGTTTGGGAACTAGTAACTAGAAACTCTGGTGGTCACCCTTCTATTACAAATATTCAAGGTTGGGGATTCTTAAAGTATAATAAAGATGCTACGATGGTTGCATATGAAACTGATAAATACACAGATGTTATGAAAAGAGTAGCTCGTGAATTTGTTGATAACCTTAAAGATAAAATAGAATCATTTGAACAAGGTAAATCGGTTGAGTATGATACTAAAGGTGTTGAATTCAAAGGACAAGACACTAATGAAAATTATAAAAATAACTCTATTGATATAAATAAATCAAATAGAATAATTCTGAAATTTGATAAATTTAGGAATAAATAGTCTTATTTTTTATAATATATAAATAAAATAATAAATTATGATGAAGAAGTTACTACTAATAATTTTTATTTTATTATCTACAATTTTTACAAAAGCTCAAATAGTTAAATTGAGTAATGAAGTAAGTAAAATCAAAGAAGATACTTATGTTGTTCGTATTCAAATTGAAAGAGGATCTTTAGATAAAGATATTTTTACACTTACTCCAGACTATAAAACATTTTTTCAAATATCCTACAATATACCAAATAATTTACACGTTATTGGATTAGATGCACATGGTGGTTATTTTGATTTTACCAATGGTGTTATGACTTATACTTGGTATGATCTTCCAAAAGAAGACCTTATTGAGGTCACCTTTAAATCTAAAAATGTTTCAGAGCAATTTGATCCTGTTGAATTAACAGGAACCTATTATTATTTGGTCGATGAGGAAAAACAGATTTTTAATCTACCCAAAATTATATTAGAATAATAATTTTTCTATAAATATTTTTATTATATTTGAGTATGATATTAAATCTCGATACTCTAAAATATAACTTACAACTCCTTCAAGAGGTTAAGCAGGAATTTCCTATTCTTCAAGATTATGAAGATGGTAAAGTGACAAGAGACACACTCAATGGTGTTGGACTTGATCAATATGTCGACCTTATAACATATATAAAGAACCTACCAAATTTAGGTAATCAAAAACTTATATATGATGATAAGATTACATACAGAGATGTTAAGAAAATGGTTTCTGAACTATCTTATGGTAGGTCCA